CAGTGAATCCCAACCTGCGAACGCACCTTGTCCAAGGCATCCCCGAAATGGAACGGGCTATCAGGATGCTGAAGGACGAGGAATTGTCCAAGGCCGTGCTGGCTGCGTTGCGTGAGATCGGAACACCGACACGAGACGCACTGGTGCAGCACTACAACAGCGCCCCCGCCAAGCACGATGGCGAGAGCACCACGCAAGGCACTGCAGCACCGGTGGTGGAATAGAAACACCAAGAAGGGCAAGCCCGTCGGATTCAGTCGTATTCGCACGCTTGGCGCGCTGCTCAAGTCTGGCTTCGGCATGAAGGTCAAGCGATCAAAAGATGGCAACGCCTACGTGCTTCGCGTCAAGGCGTGGGGCGAAGCCGTTCACCTGATGGAAAAGGGCCGCAAGAAGGCTCAGGTGATTCGGCGCAAGAACAACACGCAATACACCACGAGCAACCAGTACCGGGGCTGGTTTCGCGGCTTCCAAATCCTGCGCAATTCGCAAACTTTGCAATGCAATGCGTCTCAACACCGAGATGCCCAAAGCAATCGAAACAGCGGCTGCGTTCTGCGGCACGTCGACGCTGGAGTCAAGCCGGCGTGAGCGCCTACTGCTCGCCGCTGCCGTCCGTGATGCACTGCTCTGCTCGAGCAGACGTGGTGCCAGTCTGGTAGGCACGCTCGTTTGCTCGACGCCCGCATCTTCGTGTCTTACCGGGACACCAGCAGCCTTCCCGTGCATCGTGATGACCTATGGAAACGACGAGTGACGTGAGCGCGTCGTTTGGTCAGAACCGATCGTCTGCGAAAGATGTCCGTCGACATGCGACTGCATCGCCACGACAGTCAAAGACATCCATGTCGATTGCCGAGGAAGGTTCGCATAGGCACTGCACGGTGCCAGCGGGCACCAGTCGTGGCACGAAGGTCGTGGAGATTCGCGTCCTTCGAGAGAGCAGCAACGTACGACGTGGGTTCCGAGGGCGATGAGGGCGGCATACCACATCACGACCGTCGACCGTCGAGGCCGACCTACTGCAGGCCGACGCGGTCTCCCCAATCACTATCAGCACACCAGGGCAGTTTGCCGCCCGTACCATAAGGAGACGACAACATGGCAGCATTCTCTTCATTTGGTTCGACCTCAAGTCGGCAGCTGCCGCTGGCGGGACCTACTCGGCCCCGACCACGGCGGTCGGCGAGGTGCCTCAGCCTCAACGTGGACGGCATCAAGCTGAACACCATTGACATCACCACCCTGACCGACCGGTTCCGGAAGTTCATCCCCGGCCTGATCGACTCGGGCTCCATCAGCCTCGAAGTCAACCTGGACCCCGACGATGCTCAGCAGGCCACGATCATCGACCAGCTCCGACGTGACCGCTGGCACCACCGCACCGACCCTGCTGTCGTGGCTGGTCGAGTTCGGCTCCAGCTCGAACAAGGGTGCGACGCTTTCGGGCGTCGGAATCGTGACCGACTTCAGCATCAAGGGCGGTCTGGATCTCGGCCGTGACCGCCAGCATCACCGTGAAGTGGTCGGGCTCGGTCAACTTCACCGACGTGGACTGATCCATGAGTGACCTGAAGGAACGCCTGCTGGCCCTCAAGGGCACCGTGCCGTCCGAAGTGGTGACCATCCCCGGCGTCGGTGAGGTCGAGATGCGTGGCCTCACCGCCGCCGGGCGGGACGAATGGGAGCAGCGCATCTGCAACACCAAGGGCAAGACGGTTCGCAACATCCGGGCCAGTCTGGTCTCGCTGTGTCTGTACAGCGACGGCAAGATGCTGTCTGAGTCCGTTTGACATCGAGGCACTTGGGGAGCTGCCGGGCGCAGTTGGTTGATCGCCTCTACGAGGTGGCGTCCAGGCTGAGCGGACTTGGGCGCCAAGGACCGAGAGACCCTTGAGGGAAACCCGAGAGCGCCCGCTGAGGCGGTTCATGTTTCGGCTGGGCGCTGGCACTCGGCAGGACCGTGGCGGAACTGGAGCAAACCATGAGTGGACAAGAGCTCACCGGAGTGGATTGCGTACGACAGCCTGGAGCCCTTTGGCGACCAGCGGGCCGACCTTTCGGGCTGGCATCGTCGCCGCCACCATGGCCAACTGCCACCGCTCACGCGGTGACTCTTTCAAGCCGCAGGACTTCATGCCGTTTGTTGAGAAGCGCAACGCTTCGCCTCGAGGAAGCCATGCAGGCCCTGCGAGCCGCATTTGGCAGAAAGGACGCCTGATGGCAACCGTCGCAAATCTCAAGGCCAAGCTGGTCATGGATGTCGGCGCATTCGACGCGGCCGCAAATCAGTGCCGTAGGAAAAGCCCGGTCCATGTCCGAAAAAATCGGAGCCGCGCTAAGGAATGTTCGCAAGCGATTGGGAAAACAGCTTCTCCAAGACTGCCACGGGTTTGCTCGGTGTCAGTGCCGCTGACTCCGGCCTTCGTGCTTTGGCCAGGCGTTGAAGGAGCTTGACACATCGAAGCTGGAAGACGGTGCAGGATTACCTCTCGACCACTGCCGACATGGTTGGCAACGTCATCAAGGCTCTCCCCGTGATTGGCGGTGCGTATGAGGCCGGCGAGGGCATCGGAGCCCTGATGGGGATTGGCGCGCGCGACAAGGCACTGGACGCTGCAGATGCTGAGCGCGCATGGCGCAGGCTGCGAAGACCAAATTGCTGCAGGATCAGCTGGAGGCGTTGCAGAAGCAGCAGGACAGGATGGAGGCCATCAGGGGTCTTGAGGGTGAGGCGTTGTCTCGAAAGCAGAAGGAGTTTGAGATTGAGGACAAGCTGGACCAGCTGAAAAGGCCGCGGCTGGCGGAACGGACCCCGCCGCTGCCGCCAAGATTGTCGCACAGGCACGCGAACAGCTGACCCGCATGGCGGAGGAGGAGTTGCGGGTTGCCAGTGAAAAGGCTGAAGTGGAACAGAGAAACGCGGCAAATCTGGCGCGCCAGAACGAGTACCTGCAAGAGCAAGCCGAGATTGATCGGAAGGTGGCTGCTGCCGCCGAAGATCGAGAACGCATGAGGCAGGCTGCTGCTGAACGTGATGCGTTGGAAAGCGAGTCGTTCATTGAGGGCCTTCAAGACGCATACGACAAGGCCACGAAGAACGCCAGCGAACTATTCCAGATCAAGCTGGACACCCTTTCCCTTGATGAAGAACAGACCGCAGAAGCGTGGAGGCTGTACGAAGCCACGGAAGCGGTGACTCAGCAGCGAGAAATGCAGCAGAAGGCAGTTGAAGCCGCTCAGGCTGCCCTTGCTGGCAACGTCGAAAGCATCGGCACGGCAATCGGAGGCGTGCGGGTTTCCGGCATGACCAGCAACAGCATCGAACGCATGATGCCGACGCAAGAGGCGATCAAGTCGTACTCCGCCCAGATCGCACGCAACACGGAGCGGCTCGCGGCCGCGGGGGCACCCTGACCATGGCCATCATCATCAACCAGAAGCCGGACGGCGTCTCGATTGGGTTTGACCGCGGCAAGTGGAGCGGGACTTCGGCCTACGTCATCCGGGATGACGCTGGCGCCCAGATCGACTCGTCCCAAATCATGGGTACAGGCGGCGTGATCGCAAAGCTGGGACCGACCGAGTTTGGCGGCAGTTCCGGTGCGCTGGGTGACCTGGGTAGTTACTGGTCATCGCGAATGCGGCAGGTCTCGTTTGAGTTGAAGCAGCAGGACGCTGGCGGCTACGTTTGGGAGGCCACGGTCAACTTTGACAGCAATGTCGGCGATCCAACAACGACGCCGGTTGACCAGAAGAACGAGGGGCAGCAGGGATTCACGGCCGTGGAGTTGTCTGTCCAGGGCGAGCCCGTTGACATCTGGCGTACCGGCGCGACCATGCCGACGGGAAGCAACATTGACAGCCCAACGGACACCGACATCGGTGGCACCAAGGTGGACAGCGGTGGCGAGCCCATCAGCACATTCGTGAACATTGCGAGGATCACGTACCGCCAGGTCGTTGTCGGCCGTCCGACCGTCCCGCTTGCGGCGATCAACACCCGCAACAGTGCGTCCTATTCCGTCGGGGCCTATTCGTTTGCGGCCAGGACGCTGCTGTTCACCGGCTGTTCCGTCAGCCGGGTGGGCGTCTCCACCTACGAGATCGTCTACACGTTCGCCTACGACGCCAATTTTCACCTGCGGCAGATTGCCACACGCATGCCTGACACTCGTGAGGTGCAGGTTGGTGCAAAGGCAGATACGTGCGGCAGCACGCCAACCAGCAGCGACAAAGCCTATGCGTTGTGCGTCTACTGGCGGCAGCCATTCCCAAGCACCGGCGCATTTGCTTCGACCATCGGCACCCTGGCATGAGGGTCAACGGGTCAACCAAGAGGCAGCTGGGGCCCTGGTCACCGAACCAGGTGCGACCATTGCCGACGCTGTCAACTCGTACAACGACGGCCGCGGCTCGTCTTCCGCATCTGGCCAAAGATCCCCACGCTCATCGTGGCTCGCATCACCGGGAGCACCGCAATCTCTGGAAAGACGGCCACGGTGGGCGGCGTTGCGAACACCCCGGTGGCGTGGCGTTACGACTGGGAGGAGGCGTTTGTTGACGGTGCGGACGCCTACCAGACGGGCAAGGCGTACCGACGCAAGAGCAGCCTGACGAGCGGCACGCTTGGTAGGGCGTTCAACGGGTGCGAGGGTCCGCAGATCATCGGCGCCACCACCACGCTCGGCCCCGGAATCACGACCGCAAACATCCCAGCCGGGTACACGATCAACCCCATCGCAAACAACACGGTGGTGCTCATGTACGCGCTCAACCGCGACAACGGCCAGCCGCTGTTTTTCTTCTGCTGCCCCAACGCCATCGACGGAGCATGCCCATGACGCCGCTTGGACCACGACATCAGACCAACCCGCAGCTGGCGTTTGCCATCAGCCTGCTGCAGCTCGTCACCCTCATCATCGGCGTGGCCGGGGTGTTCGTCACGCTGGGCCGAAAGGACGCCATCCTGGAACGCCAGGACAGGGATATCTCGGAGCTGCGATCCATCGCCCAGGACCTCGTCAAGGCTCAGGTGCTGGGTGCTGCCAACGACCAGAAGCACGCCGAGGCCCTGCAGGCCGTTGGCGTCCGACTGGACAGGCTGGAGGGTCGCCGGTGACCCGGTGCATGCTGTTCCTGATGCTGGTGGCTCTGGCGGGCTGCTCGTCTGCCGAGGCGATCAGCGTGCAGGCCACGGCCGTCGGCGACCGGGCTGCAGCCATCCGCGGCCTAGCCGAGCGGATCGGTGCCCAGTCCACCCAGCCCGACGTGGTGGCCGACGCGGCCGCGATCAGCCTTGAGGCTCAGTCGATTCAGAAGAGCGTCGGCGTCATCCATCAGCGGGTCACGCAGGTGCGAGATATCACGCCATGGTGGGCGACCCTGCTGCAGTGGGGCCTGATCGCCCTGGCCGGCGCCGCGGCTGTGTATCTGGTGCACGCGACGGGCATTGGTGCGGCGATCCGGGTGGCCATCGGATGGCTGCCTCGTCGCAAGGTCACGGAAGCGGAGATGGCCGCAGCCACGATGGCAACGGACAAGCCCGAGACGATTCGGGAATGGATCGCCATGAAGCGAGCATCGGACAAGGAGTTCGACGCGGCATGGCGAAAGACTCAACAGGAGAGCAGACCATGATCCTCGGTACCGCAGAAAGTCTCGATCGGCTCAATTTGGGCCGCCTTCGCATGCATGGCCGCCGGATACATCGCCGGGCATGTCGTGAGCCTCGACCGCATCGCGGGCTGGTTCGAAGTGAACCTGGCCCCGGCAAAGTGCTGCTGCGGCGGAGCCGGATCGTGCCTGACGGGCTGTGAGTGTCCAGAGTCAGCAACGCTGCCAAGCAGCGTTCTAGCGACGATTACCTTTCGGATTGCTGTGGCAATTCGAGAACCGTTGCAACTGTCCTAGCACTGACAAGTGCGGGACAGTGCGCGCATGTCTGCAGTGCACGAGATATGAATGGCTCGCAACACGAACATACGCTCCTACGGAAAGTTGTTCGGGTTATCTCTGCGCGGGCGTGGTCTTCGATTTTGATTGCGAACCGCACTCAACAATGAGACGGAGTGTTTTCATACCGAAGGCCAGCTGTTTCAGGTTTCGCTTGCTCCAGACTCTTGCACCTACGACGATGGGACTGGGCAATACGGACAATGCAAGTTTTGGTCTCTTCGGTTTGGCTTTACAGTGAAGGGTTATACGGCCGTGGGATACTTGGCTGGAAATTCCAGCAATAGTTGTGAATGCTCGTACCCATCTGGCGCTTGCCAATGCCACTGCCGCATGCGCTGGCGGGCTTGTGACTGTGTGCAAGCAAAACGGACAGGCCGATCCTCGTGGCTCGTACGGTGCGTGCACTGCGGATCTGGACTTCTGCGACGATTCTGATGGATGGACCTGCAACCCCAACGCATCAGCGGTTGTCTCGTGATCGACTGCGACCACTGGACCCCGTGCACGGTCAAGTCCGGCGGCTGCTGCGCCGCTGGGCACTACGGCGGCCGTCCCAGCCTCGGAGTCTGTGGCCAGTGCCCGCACCGGCGTTGTCGGCGGCGAGCAGCCCGTCGGAACCACGATCCGCACGGAGCCACTACCTCCAAGGCGGTGCAATACTTGAAGGCTGAGGCGAATCACGCGCCTCAACGGCCCAGCGGCCGGCCGACGTGGTCGAGTCTCGCAAGGCTGCTTGCCGAAGCTGCGAGCATCGGGTGGACAGCCTGGAGGACAACACCGACCCAGGAGGGATTGGGTTCTGCACGAAGTGTGGTGCGGCGAGGAGCCGACGGGCTGCCCTATCGGTCAAGTTGACGATGGCCAGCGTCTCGTGCCCGGTCGGAAAGTTTCAGCCGGTGACTGGCGTTGGCGGCAGCGTCGACAGCGTCCTGACGCAGGGGCTGAAGGGCCTGGCGATGAGCGTGGTCGATCGAACGAAGACCTAGATGCGTCTGACAAGGTGGCTAGAAGCAAACACCATGACCACACCGCAGACCTGGACATCATTCTGCAACGCACGGTCCCGAGGATCGCCAGCAAGCCACGCCGCGCGATGATGGCCAGCAGAATCGGAGATGATTCGCAGAATCAGCCGCAGTTTGCCGCCCTTCAGCCTCGCGGGCTCTGGTTCCTGAACGGTGGGCATGACTACCGCTTCTGCGTGTGGTCTCTGTGATTCAGGACGAGCCCGTAGGGGAAGACGGCAACGCCAGCGGCGACGGCAGCGCTGCCACCGATCTTGACGGCCACGCCACCTTCACCGGCAACGACTGCAAACAGTCCCGGCAGGGCGATGATTGTGCCCAACAGAATCAGCAGGATTGCTTTCATTCTGACACGATAAACCGCACAA